TTGTTTGCCTTCCGATGAATAAATATTAAATAAATGTGGATGTAAATTTTCTAATTCACTAAATACTTCTTGAACTGCTGTTTTTTTCATGTGTTTAAATTAGGTTTTAATAATGTGTTAAAATTAGGTTTTAATATATTTTTCCGTTAATAATTTTTAAATTGTAAAAAGTATAATTGCCTGTTTTAATTTCAAGTTCGCAGTAGGCGAAGCCAGTGTTCCATTTGTTGATAGGCATATAGTAAGGAGTTTTACCACACAAACAACCAACAGAATGAACGCTAAATACATCCCCATACATAGAAGCTTCAGTATTACTTGATGTTTTGTGATAATGTCCAACAACTACATTCTCTAAAGTTTTTAAAAATGTACCTCTAGCTGGATTAACTCCACCGCTTCCACCAAATAATTCATGCCCATGTAATACAGTTAGTTTACCAATACGAATAGGTCTTTTTTCTTTTACAATATCAATTTTTAACTCACCTAATTTTAATCTACTTTCTAATTTAAACTCAGGATCATCAAATATTTCGGGTGCTTTCAAAAACAACCATTTCTCCCAGCGTTCATCGTGATTGCCTAACTTAAAAACTATTTTAGCTTTTGGGAAGTGTTCACGTAACGAACTTAAAAAGATACGTGCAGCTTCAAACTCTTGATGAACTTGTCTTTGTCTCCAATCCTTCTCATGTCTTGATATACCAGCAAAGTCTAAAACATCACCATTGATTAAAATACAATTTACTTTTTTTTCTTTACCATAATTTATTGCCTTTTGAATTGAGTCGTTATCTTGGTAAGGTATATGTAAGTCCGATATGATTAAGGTTCTTGACTGACTAATTTCGTAAGGTTCGAAAGTTTCTGCATAGGATTCAGGCATTACAAACTCAATGTTTTGATCTAAAAAGTCTTTAGTACCTAATTGTGATTTTTGTTTTTCGCCTTTTTTACCACGATAATATCTTAGGCAACTTCTAACAGCATCAACATCTTTAAAAGTTTTATTGTTTTCTGCATAGATTTTTTTAGCCAAAGTCAAAGATGGTAGCTTCGGGAACTTAGTCAAATAAGATTTAATTAAATTACTTACAAATTCATTTCTCATTATTTTTTTATTTTTAGTTTATAATTTTTTGCTAAAGTAATTAATTCATCTTTGGTAAATTTATAACTTCTTGACGAATCAGCCATATCTTCCAAATCCTGAACTTTATTTATTCCTATTTTCTTTACTAATCCTTTACGGTACTCAATAAGATTACCAGCTAATTGTAGGTTACAGTAACTGCATTGTTTATGCACATTATCTTCGTTAAATATTAGTTTTGTGTATATTTCAGCTTTTAAATAGTGACCAGCATCCCACTTAGCATCGGACTTATTACAGCTAATACATGGTAGGTCTTTATCTCTTTGTCTAATATATATCTGAAAACTTACTCTTGCTAAATTTCGCAACTGGATTAAACTTTGGCTATCTACTTTCATTTGTTTAACTCGCTTATTCACTTCCTTTTCTGAGTTAAATTCCATTGAGCAGATAGCCGAACAAACAGGTTGCAAGGTATTAAATGGTTTAAACATTTCTCCACATTGCTTACACTGTTTGAGTTTAATTTTCATATTAATTAATTATGTTCGTTATGTTCTTGTTCCATTATATAATCATGCTCAATAGCATTACTTGCAACTTCTATTAATCCATTTTTAAAATCACAAGGGCTCATAAATTCTATTAATACTTCCGACATTCTATCAATTTGATTAACAAAATCATATTCAGTATCTTTATGATTATAATAAAAACCATTTTGAAAAAGAACACCTGAACAATAAAAATAATACATTCTTAAATCATCTATATTATTTAAATCAAATGTTTGTTCATGAATCCAATCTTTACTTTGAATTTTACAATTATAAAGATTTGTTTTTTTAGGTTCTTTATTATTATCAATCCAATCAATAATATAATTTTTACACAAAAAATCAAATTGATTATTTAATTCTTTTAATTCATATTCAGTTGCTTTGTCTATTGATTTCATTTATAAATTATTTAAGTAAGTTCTACATTCTTTTATTCTCGCATACATTGATTCGATTACCTGGTTATCTTTTTTGATGTGAAATTCCTTTATACGTTTTGCTATCGGAATATTATTGTAACTATGGTTACGTTCAATTTCTTCAACTGCTAATAAGTATTCAGGATTCTCACTATCAATCATTCCCATCTTCCAACTTAATCTTCTTTTTTCATCCTCAACTAATTGGGTTGGTGTGTCAATTAATACATAAGCTAAACATGCATCTTCTAATCCTGTTAATTCCATATAAGCTTGTAGTTGGTAAAAGTAACCTTTAGTCGGTATCTCGGTATCAAAATGTGGGAATGTATAAATGTCCCAGCTACTCTTTATGTCAATTACATTGTCCGATACGATGTCGGGAGTACCACTTAAAAACTCATTGGTATACCATTGCTCATTCTTTGTGTAAAAGCCACCTTTAAAAACTGAATAGGTACTAATTGCAATGTCCTCAACTTCAAGTCCTTTCTCAACATATTTATTAGTAAATTCCTTTCTGATACCATAAGTTTTTTCGATAAACAAATTCTTTAAATACGATTTACAGGTCTCACCCATCTCGTTTTTGGCTCGGCCATTAGTCATGATTTGACCAATAGCTGAAGCTCTGAATTTTAAATCGTTAAACATTTATTAAAGCAAGTTTAAGAACGTTTGACTGAGGACCGCTAATTGTATAGTTTTCCATTGCTTCCTTAACTTTATCGGACTTACCTTCCTGTATGGCAGTAATCATTTTCTTTAAAGTTTCGGGTGTTAGCATTGGTTTACTTTCTTGCTTAGGTTTTACGCTTGCATCATTCCCATCATCATCAGTTGATTCTAGTGCTAATAACGAACTAATGTTATATCGTCTAAAGTAAGTAACCGCAGAACCAAGTTGTTGTGGATTTAAACCGCTAGGCATACTTATCGAACTGCTAACGGACTCACCTGTTTCGGCACAAGTAATAACAGTTGTAACTAGATCATGATTAATTGGCTGTAGAATGATTAAACCAAGTTCTGATAGTAATGGCTTAACTTCTGCTAAGATGTCGTTTAAAGTAGTATATGAGCTTTTAAAGTGTGGATTTTTACCATCCTTCTTAATAGCATTTACTTTAGATTGAAATTGTAATAACTTTGAATTGAGGTTTGGGGTTTTCATGATTTCTTTTTGGGGTTTTAGAATGGTGTGTTGTTAGAATCGTAAACGGTTTTTCCGTTACCGATGTAGCTTGCTTTTACTTTAGCAGCTCGTTCTTCTTTGGTTTGTCCTGTAGTTATGGATGCATCCTGTCCATACTGATTAGGTTGGTCGTTTAGGATAATACTAATGTCATAGTATTCGGCTCCATTTTTACCTGGTTTAATTCTTGTTTTGTCTAACTTTGTTAGATCAATTGATGCTGCGATAATTTTACTCATGATTTATTTGGGTTTATTGGTTTATATTTTTTGTTCTAAAATGTCTAAAAGATAGTTTAATTTCTCCTCATCGGTAAAATCATTCTCTTTAGCAATAAGCTCAACATATCGAATAGCTTCATCTTTAAAGATGTAACGATGTTCCGGGTAATTAATATCTAATACTAATAACTCGTTTGGGTACCAGTGTTCGGTTAGCCAGCATTGATTGTAACTTCCGCTGGTGTAATCTTCAGGGTCTAAGTCGTACATCATATCTTAAAATTGAGTTGGTTAAACGTAAATAATTACTTGTTTCTATTCTCATTTGCATTTCAAGTCCGCATGTTATTTGTCCCTGAGCTGCTTGTTCTAATATCAAACTTTCTAGTTTAAATATTTTCTCGTATGATTCTGCTATTTCTTTTTTCATATAAATTTTTTTAAGTTTTCTTGAATAAATAATTCCATAACTTTTACCTGTTCAAAGTACCTTGAACGTTTGCCTGTAGAATTTCTTGGTAGGTTATCAATATGTGATTTAAGGCGATTATTAAACATTTGTAGTCGGTTAAGTTGGTCTATGTCTAATTCGATATACATCATTGATTTGCTAATAAAGGGTTCATTTGTCGGCATATCGAATAGCTAAGAAACGTTCGTATAATTCTTTATTAAAGCGACCATTACTTTGCCACCAATTCAAGGCATGACAATATCGGGCCATGCACCATTGTTGATTATCCATTTTCTCTAAATTTAATTTCGTTTCTTAAAGTATCTATTTTGCCATCCATATAAGTAATGTTTAAAGCATTAAGGATAACTTCACGAACTAAAGGAATATCATTAATATCAATATTAACTTCTTTTAATGCACTCTTGATGCAAAGATATTGTTCGTTATTATAGTTCATGTTTTTCATCTAGGATAGTTTTTAAAGTATCGTGATAAACAGCCATATAATCAGCTTCTGAGCAATCTTGTATCGTATCGGAATAATAAGCTCTTGATATAGGGCATACACTAATTGAGGGGGTTGTACCAGTTTCAAGCATGATACATTTATCTTCGCTAAAGATTTTGTAATAAAAAACTAAAGACTTTCTAAATTTAGGAAGTTGGATGTCTACAACCTCAATAAATTCTTTTGTGGATTTGATTTCGATTTTCATGATTTGTTTTTTTTAGGGGTTAAAAGTCGTGAGTTGGGTAAACTTCAATTATTTGTTCTCCAGTGCTATCATCAATATAGTAAGTGTATTCGCCTATTGTAATATATACAACGTTTGATGCTCTAATATCTATATTCATACAGCAGTAATATTAAAGGTTTGAATAGTTTTAACTTTGTTCATCATAACTACATAAGCATATAGTCTGCAATCGGCTATGGTTTCCCATTTAGTAAATTTTGTGAAAGCAATACATTTATCGCTATCAAGGAATTCAATTTTAAATTTTTTCATGATTTCTTTTTGTTTTAAGTTATTAATATTCTGTAAAAATAAACATTATTTTTAATATGTGCAAAATAATATTATCGGTTTTAACATTTATTTTTAATTTTATTCTTAACTTGTTGGTTGTCAGTGCAATTATTTTTTTGTCTACGCTTATATTTAGATCCTTTGTCTATAAATTTTGTTTTTCCAATCATAATATATTTAATTTGATTAGTTTTAATTTTATAGTAAATGGCTTGGTGGCTTACTGAATGTAAGGTTGCGAACTCGCTAACTGATAATAAATCTTTCATATTGCAAATTTACAAAATAAAATGATAAGTTGCAAAATAAATTTAATATAATTACATTTGTCAATCAAAACAACAATCGATAAACACTTCGCGGACTATTATTCGTACTACAAACGAATATGTAAAAAGTATTATAATGGCCGGTACTTAGCCGAAGATATGCTCCACGAACTTTACTTTAAGTTATTAGCTGAGAAACCTGAATGTATAGATAAATATAATAAAGATGGTAAACTTTATATTCTCGGACTATATCGATTAAGAGACTTATTCAGAAACCGCACACGAACACTCCAGCATATTGACGGGAATACATCAAGCCTTCACGAAATGTCTAATTACGAAATAAGGGACTTTGCTGAGGAACCAATGGAACTATTACCTATTGATGAAATTAATATCGAACGAATAAAAAATTGTATATTTGATGGGTTACTAAACCAGGATCACGATATTGAAGTATTTGTAATGGCTCAAATAGAACCGCTTTACAGGATGGAGCAACGAACTAAAATAAATCGTAGCAGCTTAAAGAAAGCTTACGAGAATGCAAGAGTTAAACT